TAACTCAACTCCATTTCCAGCACTTGCTATAGAAATATCACTTCCAAAAGAAGCACCTCCATTAAATATTGCTTTACCACCATCAGATATATCAAGATGTAAAGCTGTAATAGTTGAACCACCGTCAGAGCCTTTAAACCTCCAATCTTCATCGGTTGTATTGAGCAAGAAATCAACACCATGTGATTCATGTTTTATTTCAAATACAGCATTTCCACCTTCATGAAATTTCCAATCATCCCCATCTGCATCAAGAATAATATCTCCAGCTGCATCTATTGTAAGATTGCCTGTAGAACTTATTTGAGAAAAGGTTGGTGTAGACCCTACGGTTTCTATTAGGTCGGACAACAAAGCTTTTTTCAGAGCATTATCCGTAGCATCAAATATAAGCATATGGTCAGATCCAACAGCCGTAACCTCAGTCTGTGTTGAGATAACTGAGGGGTCTAAGTATTCACCATGTATCTTTGTTTTTGCCATAATTTTATCCTATTAAATAACCTCCAAAGTTTACATAATCATTATTTACGTACGTATTAGCACCACTATCTGCCTGAAAATATATTTGCACTTCATCATTAGCAGCTAATGTTAATATTTGATTTCTTGAACCGTTGGTTCCATACTCGTTACCTGTAGCCAATGTATCTATTCTTAAATGAATATCATTTGCTGTATTTGATATAGTGCTACTTTGATTTACACGCAAATAATATCTATAAACATCAGCATTATCATTTCCAATTGCACTCCAATAAAGAAAATATACACCTGCAACGGGTGCAGTAAATTTCCCAGTTGAGGTGCTATAGTGACCCCCAGTATTTACGGTGGCATTTTGATAGACTATATATGCTCCACTTGTGCCTGAAGTGGGCCCATAAGCATGGAAAGCGGGTTGATTTGGTCTTGTTACAATCCCAGCACTATTAATACGCATTCTTTCTGTATTTGATGCTGTATTTCTAAAAACTATATCTTCTGTATCTGTAAATATTTCTGCTCTTTTAGTAGAAGTAGTGTAAAACTCTAAACTAGCACCAGAACCACTAGCGCCTCTAAGTGCTATTTCTCCCCAACCACTTGCAGCTTGTACATCTAATTCTCTTGCAGGACTTTGAGTTCCAATTCCAACTTTTCCATCTGCACTAATCTTCATCTTTTCAGTTGCACCGGTACCTGGGTCTGTTGTGCCTGTATTATCTGACGTGCCGGTCAAAAAGCTAATGCCACCAGACACAGAAACATTACTTATAATTTCAAGTTTATTATCTGCTTGTCTTATAGCTGCTTCTGTAATATCTCCATCAGCTTTGAACCATAGTTGTGGGTTATCTCCTTCTTCATTATTATCTTCATCAGCTTGTATGATAACAATCGCATCTCCTGAATTACCTGATGATATATGAAGTAATCCATCAGGACTTTGAGTTCCAATTCCAACTTTTCCTGAACTATCGACACGAATTCTTTCTGCACTTCCAGTTTTATCACTAAAAATTAAAGCATTTGCAGCTGTTGATGCAATTCTAAATCTTCTACCACCAGTACAGTCTAAATCTATTTCTGCATCGCTAGAATGTTCAAGTTCTAAAAGTGCTGATGGTGAGTTAGCACCAATTCCAACTCTTCCTGTAGTACTAAAACGCATCCTCTCAGTATTATTTGTGATTATTCTTAGCTCATGATTTGAGCTATTTCCAATAAATGGACCAGCACCATCTCTTGTTATCACAAAATTTTCTCCTGATGATGGAGTAAAAGTAGCACTTGTTCCTGTTAAAGCACCACCAAAAGAACCACCTGCATTAAATGTTGCCTTTCCTGCGTCTGACATATCAAGGGTAAGAGCATTAATAGCAGAACCACCATCATTACCAACTATAATAAAATCACCATTTGAAATAGTTGTTTGAATTTTATAATCACTTCCATCTAAAAAATGGTCAGCAAATTCTGTACCTCCGTCAGCAAATTTTATATCTGCGCCATCTACATCTATTGTTAAATCTCCACCAATGTCTAGTGTTAAATCGCCAGCATCAGAAATAGTAGATCCATCAAGAGTGATATCATCAACCGTTAAGGTTGTTAGAGTATCTAGGTTATCTGCTGTGATCTTAGTGTTAGCCATAATTTATCCTATTAAATGCCCTGAAAAGTTACTTTCTTGGTGTATAGTATAACCACCTGAATTTCCTGAAAGAACAGCTACCCCTACTTGATTTCCAGAACCTAAATATACAGTCCAAGATGTTGTCATACTATAATATTGGTCATCGAGGGAATCAGGTCCATAAATAGCATGACCTTGACCATAACCAGATTGAGAGGTACTTGGAGAGGTTCCTGTATAAAATGCAATTCTCATAAAACCACCGCCAGTATAACCATCAATTCTTACATTTGTTGAAAAACTATACCAACCAGCAACAGGAGCAGTATATCTTCCAGTACTAGTACTGTATCCTCCTCCTTGTTCTAAAGTAGTAAAAACAACACCTACATGAGTATTACCACTTGCAGTCGGATTACTAGTTCCTCTAGCCCAAAATGCTCCGTTTGCAGCACTTATTCTTGGTTTTGTTACAAGTCCAGTTGAACTAATACGCATGGCTTCACTAGGTGTGTCACCAGTATTAAATACTATGTTTCCATAGCCTGTTGTTGTTCCTTTTGAAGTTATATATAAATGTTCAAAACCGCTAGAATCATAGTTAATTTCACCATAAGGAGTAGCAGAAGGATTACCAAATCTTATGGTTTGATTAGCTTGTGTGCTGTCGGTTATGTGAAGCCTTTTTTCAGCTCCAGTCGTTCCAATTCCAATTTTTCCATCTTCATGTATTGATATTGCTCTTGTACCACCATTAATACCAATATCTAAATAATCATCAGCACCAGTACCTGATTGCACCGCCATAGACCATGCTTCATTACCTGAGTGTGTAACCTCTAAAAAGTTACCACCACCTGATGCAATTGTTTGAACTATTTTACTACCTGAAGCACCTGTAAAATGTCCTGAACTATCAATACGCCATCTTTCTGCGTATGAGCCACCACTTGTATTTGTTGCAAATACTAAACCACCAGTTGAACCTGCACCTTGATTAGCAATTAAAAGAGTTTCTCCAGCACCATTTGATTTATTCCAGCCAACTGCTAGTCCTTGCACTGCATCAAGCGTTGCAGAACCTACATTCCCTGCAAGATAAACATAATCATCAACTCCAACATGTAAACCTCCATTAGGACTAGTCGTTCCAATTCCAACATTGCCTGAGCTATCAATTAAAAATGGTATTCTATTATCATCTACATCATATAAATAAAACTCTCCAGCATCTACTCTAGCTTCAAAAGAACCCTCTGAGTTAGAAATTCTTATGCCATTACTTGTAGCTGCTGAACTTGATACATGAAGTGTTTGTGCTGGACTACTCGTTCCAATTCCAACACGATTATTAGTAGAGTCTACAACTAAAGTGCTTGTATCAACTGTTAAGTTGGCTGACATCTTTACATCGCCAACAATATCCACGGGCACGGATGGTGAAGCAGTTCCTAGGCCTACACGAGAGTTAGAGTTATCTACAACAAAAGTGGGTGAGTCAAAAGCAACATCGTTAGATCCTACGGTCAAAGTGCCAGGCATAGTAATGTTGCCCGAAAGTTTTGCACTAGTTATAGTGCCGTCGCTTGGTGTTCCAATATTTACTGGGTTTATTACATAAACTGTTACACCCCTACCGGCTATGACGCCTGTAGTTATAGTCAAAGTGTTGTTAGAGATAGTGTAAGCGTCTTGGTCTTGAAAGACGCCGTCTACAAAAACTATTAGGTTTGTTTCAGCTGCTGGAGTATCAGATAAAGTAAAGTCTGTTTGTGCACTGCCCCCTACATCTGCTGCGGTAAAAGAATCTACAGTTAAGTTAGACGACTGTAAATTAATAAGATTATCTACTATGACTTCTAAGGCCATACCATTTGGGGGTGCAGCATCAAAAGTAAGAGTAGAGCTAGAAAAAGATATAGTGTTATGGTGTTGTAGTACACCATTTAAGAAAACCATGGCATTGCCCTCTACGCCAGGGTCTATACCTATGTCATAACTTGTTGCGCCACCAGAAGTGGTTGCATTAAAAACTGTTTGATTTGCAGATTTAGCTGCAATGTTTTCTTGAATTGTTTCAAGAACTCCCGCAGTAAGCCTAAGTTCAGCTGCGTCACCCGAACTAAAGGCCCTAGCCGTAGTGCTTTCTTGGGCACGAACAATAGTTAAAGTGTTACTTGATCTTGCAGTAACTTTTACTATCTCATTATTTGTACCGTCGTCAAACGTACAGAAGAAGAACTCTCCTGCAGCTAAGCTTGGAAATACACTACCGTCTGTTACTGTAGCGCTTGTCGCACTATTGGTTAGACTAGATCCAAGCGTTGTTTTGGCATTGTTCTTAAAAACAATTCCCATAAGTAACGTCTCCTATCTATGTTAGCTAACGGTTACTGTCCAGGTAATTGTCATTGAGTCATTAGCTCCTTTGTTAACAACAGAAAATACGGTTCTACAAAGCATAGTACCACTAGAAGAAGCGTTAAGTAACGCCGCTTCTGTAACAGCACCTGTACCAGTACCAGCAGCAAAAGTTGCTACATAAGTTACAACAGCACCAGATACACTAGTACTTGTTAGAGATACCCTACCAAGCTGAGTGCCTAATGCAGTTTGTGAAGCTGCTGCCGCAGTTGACCCACTACCAATCGCCATGTGTGACATAGCAGTTGCAGAAGCGTCTTTCATACGGGAAGCAACATACCCTTTTCCAGCTGTAACAACCAAGTTATCGACTTCTTGTACAGTGTCACCGTTTAAGGCTATCTGTAATTTACCCTTTAGTTTTAAGTCGTCATTAATCATATTAGCTCCATTTTAATTTAAAACACTAGTATTTAAGACAGATGTATTCAGTATGCTTCCACCACCGGGAACAAACAGAATCTCAACTGACTCAGTTATTGTAGCACTATCTGTAAAAGATGTGTCAAAAGATAAACCCAAACTTTCTGAAAGGCTGGGTGTATCAGCAAAGGGATCTACAGGCCCTATTGCTAAACTTGGTGAGTCTGAAAGACTAAAAGCATCTACAAAAGCCGAATTTTCGCCTACAAAATTAAAAGAAAGGCTTTCTGACATAGTAATCGTGTCTGTTATAGCAGGCTTAGTTATAGAAAACACGGGAACATCTGTTACACTAAACACGTTGCTTTTATTTAAACCTGATTCAGTAGCTAGATTATCTTCTGCACTAGCTAAGTCATCTAAAGCATAGGCATCTGTAAAAGTTCTTTGGTAAGTAACAGCCCTAGCTAGGCTTTCTGCTATATTAGGAGCGTCAGAAAGCGGTCTTTCAAAACTTTTTGCTGGTACATCTAACATCAACATATCCCCAGCACTCGCAAGAGACGAGTTTACCTCTCCTCCCATGCCAGAATGATTAGTACAATAATAATATAATGTGCTAGACGTAGACTCAGTTACTTGTATTCTTGTGTAAGCACCAGAAGATCCTGGCGTTCCGTTGGTTGTAACTCCTGTTGTATATTCTGTTCCGCTTGCGTGGCTACCATTTGAGGTTTCACTAAATCTAAAAGGATGATTAGAATTACTAGAATCTGACTGTTCAAAAGTATATGTATTACCCGTTAACAGGTGCACTATAGGAGTTATAACCCCATCTATATAATATTTATTACCAGAGCCATGGTTGTTTACCCCGGTTGCTACAGTCACTGCAAACGTAGTATCTCCATCATCTTGAACAGATGTTTCAGCTCCCATTCCACTATGATTACTACAGTAGTAATGTAAATCAGGGGTAGAAGAACTTACTACAATCCTAGTATAAGCTCCTGCAGATCCAGGTGTACCGTTTACAGTTACGTCTGTAGTGTACGCACTACCTGAGTTATGAGTGCCGTTTCCTGTAGTAGAAAACCTAAAAGGATGATTAGAATTACTTGAGTCTGACTGGTCAAAAGTGTATGTAATACTTTCATTTAAAATTAATCCGGGACTAGGTAATCCATCTATGTAAAACTTATTACCTGATCCATAAACATTAGTGCCCGTAGCTACAGTAACTGTGTAAGTTTTAGTTGTAGGCACGCTAGAAGAATCGTCAACAGCTTTACCCACATCCTTTGCATCAGACTCAGATATAGTCGTAGTATCAGCTTTACCTAGCTCTACAGACAGGACTTCAGAATCATTAAAACCGTAACTATCTGCAAGATCTCTAAAATATTGTACTGTTTTACTAAGTTCTTCAGTTACCGAGGTAGTGTCTGCAAGTGCTTTGTCTAACGCTTTGGCTAATTCTTCACTAACTATTGGCGTGTCGCTTGCAGCTTTGCCAAAGTCGAATACGTCCGAATCAGTAAAACCAAAAGATTCTGCGTTAGGTGAGTTGTATTGGGTGCTAAAGTAAAGGTTTTTGGTGTCTGCATCTATAAAGACGTCTGCAGCAGTAAGTTGTTGAAATGCAACGATTTGTTGCATGTCGATAAATTGTACTGTAGTTTTTAGGTGCTCAAATAAGTTTACAGCTTCTGTAGAATCTGTCTGTATTACCAGCTTTATTTGCTGGTAGTCTACTGTAAACTTGAATGCCATTAATCAAAGTCGTCACGTACTTTAAATTTTATTAGATCTTGTACTGTTTGTATGTTTCCGTCTGACTTTGTAAATTCAATTTCTCCCTCAAAAGTACCTGCAGTTGTCCATGTTCCTGATGGGAATATTAAAATACAAGTGCCTGCACTAGGGGCAGAAAGTGTAGCTGTAATAGTAGATAACACAGTTGTTTTACCTACTTCTCTTATTCTTAGCTTTACAGAACCCCCAGTTAAATTTACAGGAGCCCAAGTATTGCTATCCTCAGGATCTAACGTAAGCCCAGAACCTGCAGTGTTGCTGTCTTTTAAGTTAAAAGTAAGTTCAGGAAGTGTGTCCCCTACTACTAATTTTATTGTGTCTGAATATGCCATAATTAATTTTACCTTCCTAATGCTCTAGTGTCGAGTTGACTGTACACAGGTATAAAGTCTGCAGCACGCCAATCCCAAGTTATACCATCATAAATTCTTTCTGCTGTGGGGCCTAAAGGTGGTATCCAAAAAGGTTTACCATATCTATGACTTTCTAAAAATACTGGTAATGCTAAAGAAGCTGGCCCTAACATGCCGCTTCTATCTATTATTTCGGTCATATACTGTCCTGTACTCATGTTATTTGTTTTAAAATAATCTACTCCTGGATCACTTGGGCTTACCCCGGGTAGCACCCAAGCTAAAAATGCTTTAAATAACTCTCTTATTTCTAAACCTAACATTGTTATTGGTAGCAACATGCCTGCCATCATAAGCAACGGCATAGCTCCTGCGCCAGCCCCATCGTTTACAAAACCTTTGTGAGACTCTTTTATGGTTGGAAACACTATTGTTTTACCATAAGCATAGAAAAAAGATTTAAGTTGCCAGATCATGGCGTATCTAGGGTCATTTGCATAAGTAGGTCTTTGTGCAGGATTAGGTCTAACAATAGATTCATCAACAAACTGTGCTAAAGCTTCGTTTACTTTCTCTCTAGTTGCAGCGTCTGTTTTACCTTTTTCCCAAGCTAATACTTCATCAGCAGTAACATTAAGTTCATTTAAATATAGTTGAGAGGTACTATCGCCTTTTTTAGCTTTTCGTGCATGATTACGCAAAAACTGAGCTCCCATGCCCGAAGCAAAAACCCTAGTAAACCTAGTGTATGCTTCTAACCCAGTTACTCTAAACCAAGCATCCGATACGTCTTTTGCGGTTTGGTTCATAAAGTCTTGTTCTCCAGCTAAAACAAAGAAAGTAGACATAGCATCTACTCCTATAACTCCTATCTCTCTAGCAATGTCGGCTGCTTCTTGTGGGTTTTTAATCATGTCTTTTATAACAGTAGTAACATCACTTATTTTAGCAGTGCCTCTAGCTCTCAATATAGGACCCGCTGTATCTTGCAAAGAAGCTATGACTGTAAGCCCTAGTAAAGTTACGACGTTAAGCACTAAACCAATATTATTAGCTGTTTTTAACCAACCGTTTTGGATTGGGGCTATCTTACCAAACATAGAATCTATGATATCTCTTGCTTCTTTTTGTTCAGCGGGTTTTAATTTTCCTAGAAGCCTATTGAACTCACGCTTACCACCCGACTGTTCAAATTCATATTTTAAAGAAAGTTTGTCTAAATATTTTTTTAAAGATACTTCTGGGGGGTCTACTAATTTTGCATCTATAAGCTGTTTATTAGTTATATTTTTAAACAAAGGTTTTCTCTCTTGCATCATACCTATATCTATTTCTTCTTGCGCAGTAAATTCTATATCACCATTGTTTTTAGTAATTAGATTTGTAACCGCTTTACTAATTTCTGTATCTTTTGCTTTAGGGTTTGCATCTTTTAGTAATTGTTTAAGAGCTTGTTGTTTCCCTTCATCACTAGCTATTTCAGAAATTGCCAAAACACGAGGGAAGAAGTTTTCTCTAAAGTCTACATCATACTTATCTAAGTTAAGCTCTTTATATATAGCAGTAAGGTAATCTCTAACTTGAGCAGCTTGTGGGTTAGTCAGATCTTTTGTAGCTATAGTGTCATCAGCTGCTTGTTCTAATATAGCTTTTTGTTCTGCGTTAAAGGTAGAATAAAACCACCCATCTTTTACTCCTAATATTTTTGCAATGTCGTTTAACATTTTGTTAGCTCTTCTAGTTTTCAATGTAAATATGCCAGCTCTTCCTGTTTGTGAAACACTTCTAGGTTCTTGGTATAAAAAGTCAGCAATTGCTTCTCCTGGGGGTCCAAAATGTCTAAGTCTTGTATCAGAGGTTAAGAAAATTTGTTTAATAAACTTGGGCATATTTTTTGCAGTTAATATTTTTCGTGTTTGTTCTATACTTTTTCTAAGTTGTTTGTCTGTAAAACTTTGAGGGCCCAAAATACTTTCTATCTGACTTTCTATTTTTGCTTTAACTTGGTAAGGAACTTCTTGGTTAGCAGGGTTTCTTAAAGTATCTTGTAAATCTTTTGCATACTCGTCAAAAGTTTCATTTATCTCTAATCTTTTTCTTTGCGCAGGGTTTAATTTTTTATACAGGGCTTCTTGAGATTTAGCTAATCTTTTAAACCAAGATTTTGCAGGCGTATTTAAATTACTGTACGTAGTGCCATCTACATCTAAACCTATTTTTTCACGTATAGCTAAAGCATTTTGATCTGCTAAAAAATTATTAAACCCTGTTTCATCATCTGTATAGGTGGGAGGAACATCTTTGCTTTCTCTTATTTTGTTATAGGCTTCTAGAAGTTTTTTTCGTATTGCTGGCACTTTTAAACTTCTTTCTATTTCTTGGAAAGTAAAAGAATTACCTAACTCTTTTAAATAAGCAGTGTAGTAAGCCCCTTCGTTTACCTGACCTGACGTTTTTATCATGATTATATCGAAGTGTTTGTATTGTAAAGTCATAGCCCCAGCGTTAGGGTTATCTAAAAGCTCTTGTCTTTTAGTTTCAAAATTAGTTTCATCTATAGTGTTTCTAATAGAGGCAGGGAGTTGTGAATCATTAAAGGCTGTTTCTGCAGCTATTAATTTTATATTTGTTTCTAGTCCTAACTGTTGTGCTGCAGTAGTCAGGCCTTTTAGTATTTGTTTTCTAAAGGGTAATCTAGCTCTTGTAACAGGTGGAGAGATAGCGTCTCGTCTTTGTTGTAAAGCGCTCTCCAACAAAATATCAAATCCTTTTTGATATTTAAGATTATTACCAAAGGTAGGTTTCGTAGAGTCATTTCTAATTAACCTACTTAGTTCTGCATACTTGTCCCTACCTCTATACTCTACGCCATCTTGAGCCTGATAACTTTCAAATAAAGCACGATCATTTATATCCATTTTTACAGCGCTAGTGTCTACTGGAGTGCCTATAGTAGGGTCATCAGTTTGAAATAGTCCACTATCTTCTAAAAATTCTGTCTGTCTCTCTTGAGTTATAGTTTGTATGTCGTCTGCATAAGTTCCTATTTTTGCTTCTCTATCTATAGTGCCTCCCGCGCCTTCAAACCTAGGTTGTGATTCTTCTTTATATACAACTTCAGGTCTTGTTTCTATTTCTCCAGTAATACTTGACCTGCCAGTAGTTTCTCTAATGATTCTATTGCCTTGCTGATCTCGTTGTGGCACTTTTCTAGTAGCTTTATCTCTGAATTTACCAGGGTTATTTCTTATATCTTGCGCTTCTATAGACGCTATAACTCCTGATATGGGCTTAAGAAAGTTTAAGTAAGTTTTGTCTTGTTGAGAAAGTTCAATAAACAATTCTTTTGCTCTTTTTTCTACCTCTGTTCTTGTTCTAGCTTCCCTCATAAGTCCTTCTCCTACAAAAGGTGCGGGGTATCTAATAGCAATAACATTTTCTACTTTTTCTTTTAAGTCTGTAAGTTCGTCTAAACTCATTTCAGACATACTATTTGCTTCTAAATCTTGTACAAAAGGAGCAATAAGATCTGGCTGGTTGGTGAGTTCTAAAAAAGGAGTTTCTATTTGTGCAAAAGCATCTCTAGTTATCCTGCCTGGAGCGTAGGCTAAATTAGTTAACCCAAATTTCTGTTCTAACTCAACAAGTTGCTGTTCTACTTCTTTTGGGTCTTCTGATAATTTTACTTTTAAAATACTTGCGCCAGCTGGGCTTGTTATAATATCTTGTATACTGTCCCCAGTTATTTCAGTAAAAGGTGTATTTACTTTTACAGTATTTGGATAATACTCTATTCTAAAACCTTGTTCGGGTAAAAGAGTAATTGCATCTAATAATGCGGCTACTCTTTGCGCATAAGTGTCTGCTAATTCAACCACGTCTCTTCTGCCAGTACGCCTAGTAATTGTAGTGATTCCTTCTAGTAAAACAGACATATCTACATTACCAGCAGGTACACTTTCGGATAGGCCTGCCCTTAAATCTTTTACTTTAAAATATATAGGGGTTTGGTAATTACCGCCTTTTGTTCTTTCTTTTGCTTGAGCTACCCTAGTAACTAAATCTTCTCTTATGTTTCTAAACTCACTAATGTTTCTACGTGTTGCTTGTTGAAACTCTTTCTCTTCAGGTTGCATCCTAATAATGACATATCCCCTGTTTTTATCCGTATCTGGTCTTTGTGGGGCCTCAAACACATCTCCTTTTTTAGAAGCATTTCGCAAAGCTTTTATATCTCTTCTGTCTACAAACCTTACAAACCCTACACCTTCTGTATTAGACTCTTCTTCTTTTGCCCTTCTTTCAAAATTTTCTACCGCGCTTTTAGATAAGAAAGGTTTTTGTGTATTGAATTCTTCTTTTAGTGTGTTCTGTATATACTGATTTAAACCTTCTACTTGTTCTGGAGTAGCCTTTGGGTCTGTTTTGCTTATCCTAAAAGCTTTACCCGTTTTAGGATCTACATAAGGGTTTTCTACAGTACCAGAACCAAATCTTTTCATAACTAAAGGATCTGCTTCTGCAACTGGAGCCCTAACGCCTGCTTGGTCTGCTGCCTCGGCTGTTTTTACATTTGTTCTTTTTAATATTTCAGTGACACCTACTAAAGGTATACTGTTTATATCTCCACCTTCTTCTGACAACCTGTCCATACTACTGGAGATGGCATCTTGTGTTTGTATGTTTGACCCCGCAGTTACAATCTCATCTAATAAACTAGACATTTCTTCAAAAGGTTTTTGTGCAACTCTGGCTAAGTAATCTCTATCTGCGCCCTGCAATGGGCCTGCTAGTTGTTCTGCTTTTACTAAATCGTTATAAATAGAAGATAACCTTTGTCTAACTTTTGGGTCTGCTTTTCTTACTTGTGCACGCGCTTGTGCTTTATTTCTCACTTTGTTTGTAGCAAGTTTTTTACCTTCTCTAACAAAAAATACTAAATCGTCATAATTTATGGGTAGCTTGTATTCAGTTTGTATGTATCTGTTTATTTCGTTTTTTACAGATGGACTAGCTTTTCCAGTTTCTAAATCTAAAGCGTTTGCTGTTACATTTATATCTGCTACGCCTCTATCAGACTCGTTAACTGTTTCATCTTGGTCAGTGCCCATGTTTTCTGTTTCTTGAAAAGCTTGCCTGATAACGTCAAAAGAAGTAGTTCTAGTATCTTCCAATCCTTTTTTTCTGTAGTCTCTATGCTCTGCTAAAGTCTGTTGTACTATTTTGTAACGGTTAGGATCCGCAGTTCCTAATATTTCTTGCATCTTCGCTTTAGCTTTTTCAAAATCATTTTCAAAAACACTAGAAGTAGTTTGGTAATGAACTAATTCATTTGTTTTGGTATCAAGAATACCTACAACCATATCATCCCCAGGTTTTCTACTTCTACTAAATCCTAGGCCCCTTTCTGCCAGCCACTGGTCTTGTATCTCAGTATTAAAAGGGTATACATTAACTAAATTTTGAAACTCTTGCGCTTTTACTGAATCGGTCGTAAAGTAAGCTCCTCTTGCTGTAGCTACAGAAATAGCATTTGGTAATATATTTTCTAGTTTTTGTAGGTTTGCTTCGCTTTTGCTATCTATATCAATAAAAATGCTATCTTTATTAGAGCCTACAAGAGAGGCAAATTCAAACTGAGATTCAAGCGCAGAAGCCCTTTCTTTCATAATTCTGCCTAATTCATTTTCATTGTAACGTTGCGTAAACATAGATAGGCCATCAGACTCTGCTACTCCTCTATTGGCAAGCTCTCTTAGTTTATTCATTGCACCTGTACCAGCACCCAATCCTGCACCAACACCTACACCCCCAAAGAAACCTGCAAATAAAGCGTTTAATCTGTCTACTCTTGCGTTTGCTTTCGTGTATTGGTCATCAATACTAAATTTTTGTTGTATGGAAAGTTCTTCTTGTAATCCTTCCGCTATACCTTCTGCAACTGAAGTTACTGCAACACCCGTTGCTAAGTCACCAAAAAAAGTAGAGGTAGGACGAAGGTCTGGAGTAAAAGGATCTGTACCTGTGCTTTTTCTTAGCTTACCACCTTGTTTCAAACGTTTTCCTATAGCAACTGCAGTAGCTGCTTCTGCTCCTAAACCTATAGCACCAAAAACTTGTCCTTGTCCTAGAGCTTTTATTGCATCTTCTGGGGAACGCATGCCTTGGTCTACGTAGTCACTAAAAGCAATACCAGTACCCATTCTTTGTTCTTGGCTATATGCCCCTGCAACTGCACCTTGTGTAAACCTTAAATTACGTTTCTGACTACGTAATTGCGCATAAATATCATTTAAATCCTCTAGTTCTTTTGGGGTAAAAGTAAAAGGTAATTCTTGTCCTTTGGCTTCTTTTAAACTATTTTTATATTGTTTATTTAAAAGTTCTTCTGCTTGTTCTTTTGTGATATTAGGTCTTCTTCTTTGTAGTCTTCTAGGTATTTGTTTCAAGGCCTGTTTACCAGTAGCTTGTAATGCTCCTGCACCTGCTATCAAACCAGGGGTTGCAGTGCCTCCAGACAAGACTGTTCCCCCAGCTACAATACCACCTACAATAACCGCTTCAGTTAAGCTAGCTGCTAAAGAAGGTACAAACTGGCCTGTAGCAGAAGCAAATTGCTTAAAAAAACCAGAAACAGTTGGCTCTTCTAAAAACTCTTCAAAACTTTCCATACCAGCTAAAGGTATAGCTGACTGTTCTTCTAACCTGTCTCCCTCTTTTAAAAAGTTTGCTGCGTCTTCATCGTTACCACGTAAAGTAGCAATGGTAGCTCTAAAGTTTTTATTTTGGGCAGCTATATTACGAGCCCCAGAAACCACACCCGCACGCAGAGCTTGTATCGGATTATCTATACTTTCTACTCGAGTCGCAGCAGGAGCACCAGATATAGTAGCTCCTTGTTCTAAACGATCAGACTCTAAATTTCTACTTGTGGGTTGCCCAGCAATACTGCCCGATTTAATTCTTTGGATGATATCTTGTTCGTTAACTGCCACATTTATTCTCTGTCGATTACTGACATAACTAGTCCTGAACTTTCTGCATCTGGGAAGTAAGACCTAAATTGGTCTCCAGTCATAACTGGTACATATTGACCGCCATTTGGGTCTAAAGTGACTATTTCTTTTATCTGTTCCCTACCATTCACGGTTTCGGTTCTTATTCTCATGTTAGTGCTTATGTCTCCAGCTACTGCATTTAAATTTCTATTTCCGCCTATAATCCCAAAACCAAAAACCCCACCTCTTTGTTGATCGCCTTTTGTAATTGCAAAAGCAGAAACAAATTCTCCTATTTGTTGTCTTAAAACAGTTTTTGATCCAGGACTTATACTGCCTGCGTCAACTAAACCAGTATTTGGGTCAAATTTAATTGATGTACCAGCAACACCGCCTTTTAATTTTACTGTTTGAAGTAGTTTTTGGAATTTGTTTAAATTTGCTCCTATAGTAGGGTCTTGTATAGTCTTTCTGTTATTATTGTCGAAATCTTTAAAGTAGTTTATTTCTTCACCTAAGTTTAATAAATCTTCAGTTGCATCAGCCTCTGCTTTTCTGTTGTTTCGCATACTTTCACTCATAAGTCTATTGACACTTTCAACATAAGTATTTCTTGATTGTTCTAAGGTTGTTGCTCTATCTAGTCTGTCTAAAACACTTTGGTTAGGATCATCTGTGTTCATAATGTTAAACGCAAATTCAAAGTTTTCGTTAAAGTTATCTGGGTCTCCAGCTGCTACTGCATAAGCCACCGCAGCTTCTTTCCTACCAAACTCTATTTCTGGGTCCCTTATGGGTATTTTTCTAAGGTCTTCAGGGTTTTGTATATCGTATTTATTAAACAAAACTTGTGCATCTTTTAAAAATTTATCTTCCACACCTATTCGCAATAACTCTGCTTGGTTGTCAGTTAAAAATTGATTTACTCTACTTCTATAATTTTCGTCCTTAATATCTCCAGTAGGAAAGACAAGATCAGTGCCTTTAAAAACTTCTGGAGCGGCGTCTGCTCTTTTGTATTCCACCCCACCTTGAGTAATAGTATCTGGTTGGGCGTCAGTTAAGACTGTAGTAGTTTCTGGTTTTTCTGACTCTACAGGTTGTCCAAATAATCCTGTTGTTGGACCTTCAGGGCCTGTTCGTTTTTCTATTTTTTGTTCTCCAGAACTATTACGCAGTTGGTCTTGTAATTCTTTATTAACCCCAGTCCTAAGGCCAATCTCATTGCCTGGTAGAAGTTTTAAGATTTGTCTTTGTATGTTTCCCGATTGATCAAAGAATTGTCCGTTCTTAATTATTTCTCTTGCTTGCGCTTCGTCTATAGTGCCTGCTTGTCTATCAAATTCTGTAGCTGCTGCTTCTGTTTTTGTTCTTGCATTAAGATTAAATTCGTCTATTTCATCTTGTATAGTTGAATTTATCTGTCCCATTTCTACAAAAGCTGCACTGGGAACCATCTCTCCTCTAGCTACTTTATTATCTAGCTCGTTACTATATTCAACAGGACCTTCTTCACCTAAAACATTTTTATCATATTTTAGATTTCCTGCTAAAAGAGTTGAGCCTTGTCTTCTTAAAGATTCAGCACTACTATCAGCATTAATTTTTCTAACTGCAGTGTTAAAAAGAGTTCTAAACCCTGCTAAGTCAGAAGACATTACTATGTCTTTTGGGTCATTACTAAACCCTAAAGTTTTAGGTACTATGCCTTGGTCTGTCTTTAAATCATAGTGAATTGCGCCGTTGGTTTTATTTATTCTTATACCTACAACCTCACCTTCTCTTGTTTTACCAGTACCTATATCTGTGTAAGATCTAGCTGTGCTTAAACTGTTAACAACATCTACCATTAAATCGTGTTCTTTTGGTTTAACAAAATTTCCGCCCGCTCCATAAGATTCTAAATTTTCGTATTCAGCTATCTGATCTTCTACTTTTTCTTTACCAAACATCATTTTATTAAAATTTGTTTCATCTATGTTTGCAAAGTCTGGGCTTGAAACATCTAAAGATACTTCTTGTAAATAAGGAGAGAGTGAACCCATAAGAGCATTTGCATCTCTTTTCTTCCTTGCTTCTTTAAGGTCTTTAAACTGTTCTGCTCTAACTCGATCTGCTGCTAAACTCATACCATTAATGCCGCTAATATAGAGGTACCCATGCCAATAACACTATTAGCGTACCCTGTTTTTGCTTGCTTATAAGCTGACCTTCTTGCGCTTGCATTCTGTGCACCTGCGCCAAGGCCTGCTAAAGCTTGATTGTTTATACCTTGCCCTATACCTACTAATTCAGATAATAAAGCTTGATTAACTGTTCTTTGTCTTATTCTTGCATTATTTACGCTACCTGCTAAAGATAACTGCCCCCCTCTTTGAGCAGCTCTTTGTTGTTGTTGTCTTTGAGCAGCAGACATACCCGCGCCATATCTTTCTTGATTTCTACTCTGTACACCAGCAGCTATTCTAGACTGAGTCGCTGCATTTTCTCTAGCTCTATCTATTAAAGTAGTATCATCAGTTAAATCTAATAACCTCTTTTCAAAATCTCTAAAGTTACCTATATAGTCGTTATAGTCTTGTCGTAAAATATCAGCAAATGCCTTATCAGGGTCATTTACTTGCGGTAAATTTACTGTGTAATCTTGATCTGTATGTCCTGGATAATGTGCCATTTTAACCTGAATCGTCACCGAATAATTGATTGGTTCTATATAATTCTGCTCCCGCTTTACCTAAAGTTGTCGCGCCTTTTAAAATGCCCGAAGCTCTATTGCTTTGGTTTTTAAGTTTTTGTAAAGACTCTGCCGTTTCTATTTTAGCTAACTGAGACATAGCCGCTCCTGTTTTGTTTTCTAGTCCCTTGACTGATTTTATGCCTCCTACTTGATCTCCTCTAGACCCTACTAGTGCTTGATAAGTTCCTTGAGCTACGTTGTCTACTGCTGCAGAACTTAAATCCGCATATAAATTTAAATTTTTAGTAGGCTCTATCATAGGCAAGACACCAAGCGATTGGTATACATCAGCATTAGCTCTACCTTCTGCAGTGTCCATCATAGAATCTTCTTCTTGAAAAGCAGTAGATACTTTTTCTTTTAGCTTTGGTAAATAGTTATTTCTAAAGAACTCTTTATTAGCTACGCTTATCCCAACGCTAGTTTTATCAGCTTCACTCTGTTTTGGCTTATCTGGCTTACTCATTTTACTTTTCTCATATATATTCGTGTATCTAAAACCCAACCTCTTTCTAATGCGTACGATTCTAATTCTGGTACGTGAGATTGTGCCTCTATGTACTTACATTCAGACTCTTTCGCTAATGCTTCAATCCAGTCTTCATGGGCTAACCACTCGTGTCCGCCTTTATTATAAGTATACGCTATCCACATATACAATGTCTTGTCTTTTGTAAACTGATCTTCTTTAATAGTCAGCACTAAAAACCCGACTGGAGAGGTAAATAAAAACGCTCTTTTATTTACACACTCGCTGTAAACATCTTCAGGAATGAAAGTTAGGTTAGGATTATCGGCTAATATATTTTTTAAACCTGGTTTTACTGTGTCCCAAACAGAACGTATGTCAGTAAGCACTGGTACGACAAAATCATTAGTAGTCGATCTCCTTTCCATATTTTCCATAGCGCCTCCTTGGCTTTCCTATTCCTTTGTATTTTACTGTTCTTTTTACTCCTAGATCTCCGCCTCTTGCACGAAGTTCTGCTTGTTGTACTTCTAAGTTAAACTGAGCTAAATATTCTCTTGCTGCTCCTACATCAGTCCATTCTCTAGCTGGAATACGCAAAAGCCTATACAAAGTCCCATAAATAATTGCATCTCTGTAATGATTAGAAAAAGCAGTATCTATATTGTTACTAGTTCTTGTAGGTTTTAAAGCAAGGCTTGCTATAACTTCTTTTGCTCCACTAGGCACTGGCACTAACCAAAAAAGAGTTGAAGACTTTTGTAGATATACATGAGGGCTCCCTGTTCTATTTCTCCAATCTGGGTAATTTAATTCTAGACTCCTTGGGCTTATGGGATCCATATCACGCCCATCGTGTGTCATTAATAATACTTGATGAACTTCAGTTCCAACGGGTATATCGAAATCATATTCGTAAACGCCTGCTACTGTGTTGAAAGGGTCCATATCGTGGATATAGGCTTTTGACCTTTCACAAAGATCTATAGTTGCAGAACGCAAGTTTGACTCTACCAAAGTGTCTGGACACATAGGTACGTAAGGTAAAATTTCTTTTATTAAAGAAGAAAAGCTAGCCATGGCTAACCTCTATTCATCGGGATGGCAGGTTGCTGTTGTGCCGTGTCATTATTTGGGCTTAGTAAATCTTGTGCCCCAGCGCCTTGGCCTAAACTAGCGGTAAAGAGTTGAAAATGTGAGCCCGCTCTTTGGTTGTTAGAAGCATACTCTGCATCTTTTAAATATGCTTTATACAAAACAAAATCTACAATGGCATTACCGTAAATATCATCTACATCTATGGTAGAACTTGTAGCACTTAGATCTGTAGGAGATTTAGAATAAACAATTTCTACATACGCATTACCAGCTACTCCTGGATACACGTAATAGTTTCTTGGGTCGTCTTCATCAAAAATATAATGTTTGACCGTAGTACCGTGTGCAGCGTCGCCGCCTACTCCTGGATTGTTCCAATCTGGTTCTTGTGTATTAAGAATATCAGCACTAACTATTCTTATAGCCCTAGCCCCCGTAGCACCGCCAGAAGCATCTGACATATTCCTAGTAATTTTAATTAACCGCAACCCATTAGTAGGTAATGTTTGTTTCGTACCTGTAACTAGCTGTACGTTAGTTGTAAGAGCAGAAGCTTCAGGTCTAATATTTACAATTTCTCTTTGCGCATCATTGATGTACCTAAGCAATTCTGCCTCGGGCCATCTGACACTTGTAGTATCTTGTAAAGTGTCTTGCACCCTTGTAATTATATTAGCGCCTGTAAGTGTGCCCATGTTCTATCCTAAGAATGTGATTGTAGTTCTTCTATTAGCGTTTCTTTCTTTTTTCTTCTATCAAGTTCAACGCCTATTGTACGACCATATTCTTCTAACTGAACTTTAGTCATACTGTTTAAATCTGGTGTAGTTGTTTCCTCTGTTGGAATTTCTACTTCAGCTCCGCCAGAACCCTCATCAATTTTTGGAGAGTCTTCTACAACTGAAACCTCTTCTTTGACATCTTTTACTTCTGTACATCCGGCTTGTAGACAAAGTAACCCAAGGTCATGTCCTACCTGTCTTGCTTCTCCGGCTTTTAAATGTATGGTAGCTCCCCATGTAGAGGCCACTGTTTTGTCTTCGTCTGAAATAATCCACATAATTTTTACTCCTTAAATATGGGTGGCCATAATTAGCCACCCATAAAATATACCACAATTAGAATGCGACATCTAATCTAACAACACCAAAGTCTTCAGACTGACCTGTTATGTCAGAATGATATTTTGGTTTTTGTAGACCAAATATTTTTCCAATTGAAATACCGTTTTGGTTCCCATAGTCAAATGTGTCTTCAACTATTTCAGGAATGCCAATATCAGCCATTGCTAAAGATTGTGCGCCACAGAATAAACATGAAGCGTAATCAATATCAGCATTTGCACCACCTTTAAAACCAGCTGCGCCAGCGTTTGATGATGTACCACTTGTAGCACCAGAAGTGTTAAACACGTGTCTAAACTCGTGAATCATAACACCATCAACCATTAGACTTGATGATCCAGAGAACAAGCTTGATTGTGGTCCTCTGATTCCAGCTTGTCTTACGTTAGCAAGAAAATCTGAATCAAGTTTAAGGTCAGCCATAACCTGCGGAGTTACAAAGAGATGGAATGTCTCATCGTTACCTGCGCCTCTTAGGCCTCTGATGTATTGATCTTTAGCATAAGCTTTTAAATCAACAATGGTTTTATAGCTGAGTTTATCAGCTGCTGTTAGAGCAGTGACGTCACCAGCTTGTAAGGTAATGTTACCACTACCGTCATTATCTACCCTTTTGTGTCTGTTAGACGTAGGGGCAGTAACATTGCTTGCAAATTCTAAGTCGTTTAGATTTTGCCCTGAGTTCATTGATGGTCTTAACGCACCATTGTTCTTAAGGTTATATCCAACACCACTTAGTGTAAGAAATGCTAATTGGTCCATTCTGTCAGCCATTGCATAAGCAAGTGCATCTCTTGAATGTTCCCTAAAGTTTACAACTGACTTTTGATCTGCAAGTCTACCAGATAATCTGTTTGCAAATCTTAGTTGGTCAATTGTTACGACTATGTCGAAAGCTCTTAATGCTTCTTCATTACCCTCGAGAGTGTTGTCACCCACAATACCGTCACCAGTCATGTCAGCTAAAAGAGTTAAAACTGCTCTAGCTCCTTTTTCTGATTGAGTAAGTTCAGATATAGTCTGAACCATTGCGTTTGAACCCGCACCCGCGAATTGGTTAATGAAGGACATGTTTCTAGCGACACGCCAAAAATCTCGTGACCAGATGGTAAGTTGTTCACTGGTCAACGAAGCAAAGTTAGTATTTGCCATGATAATGTCTCCATTAATTAAAATTAACCAGTCGACTTATTGGAGCGACTTTTATCCGTGTACCCTTTGTCGTTGGGGCAACGCTTTCGTTAGTTTTACGGGTACGAACCCGACCAATTTTACGCCCAGGTGGGCGAGAAACGACTTTTTACGGGGCCGAACCCGCGCTAGATATCGCTCTAGCCCGCGAACTTATTTAATTTATACCACACTTTATCCGAAATCGCCACGCATTCTCCTCAGAGTTTCTGCAGGTAGCGCGTCAAATTCTTCTACGGATAGTGTAGATACATCAATTTTTTTATCTGTTTTGTTTTTACCTTTCATAGCAGGAGGTTGTTTTTCTGCAGCTTTTATTTTCTTTTTAGTATTAGCTACTTTCTTTTTCTCCGCTACTTGTTGTTCTACAGGATCTGGCTCATTTATTGGAGCTGGCTCTATAACAGTCGGTAGTAACAAATCTACTGCTTTCTGTAATGCATCTGCACCAGCATATCCTTGTATGATGTAAGCATCTCTTAGGTCTAAAACTTCTTGAGTTTTAACTTCATCATACTTAGGACTGCTTTCGTTTAACACATCGTGTTGCTCTGCTATTTCTGCTGCTTTTTGTTGCAGGCGCATAGTCTCTGTGCTTTGTTGCACAGTTTGTCCCATTTGGTTTTGTACCTCAAACATCATTGTTTGTTTCTCAGCGGCCCGTATCTCTGCTCTTATCTTTGCAGCTTCATTGGGCTGACCGTTTAAGATCATGTCTTGGTACTCTAATTCTTTTCCTTCGAAATCAAATTCTGGTGCTTTTTCTATTTTTTCTACAGGGTTAGAAAGTTCTTCTACTTTTTTAGCTAAAGCTTTTTGTTTTGCTAGGACTTCATCAAACCTAGACTTAGGTATCATAGGTTCTTTTGGTTCTTCAGCTCTTTCCTGTACTGGTTCAGCAGGTTGTTGTGTATCTTCCCCATCGTCTCCCAATACTTCTTCTTCTCCTGAATCTTCTGTTTCTTCGTCTGCATCTTCAGATTCTTCCTCTTCAGTTTCCTCTTCAGATTCTTCTTCTGATTCTTCTTCAGTCTCTGGCTCGTCTTGTTCAACTTCAGTTTCCTCCTGTTCTTCAGTTTCTTCGAAGTTCATGTCAACTTTAAAGTCTTGACCTTGTTCTTCTTCTGGCAGGGCATCTGCTCCTGGCATAATTTCAAGAGCTTCCTCTTGGTTTTCGTTTACGTTTTCTTGTGCCATATTAATTACCTCCTGTTGGCTTCATGGCCGCAGCGGCCATCTTGGCGGCAGCTGCAGTATCAGTTTGACTCTTTCTCATGTCGTTGGTTAGTTGTGATAACCTCTCACGTAATTGGAGTTCTTCCTGTTTAGTTTGAATTTTACTTTGTAATTCAGCAACCTTCAACTGTGGTTCAGATGCAGTAGCTTGTGTTTTTGCTTGGTTAAGTTGTGCTTCTGTCTGTAGTCTTGTGACCTCAGCTTCTAGTTTAGCAATCTCAAGCTGCGTGCTTCTGATCTGTGATTCCATTTGGAATTGTTGTAATTGTACCTGTTCTTCAGATGGTGGGGCAGTACCTTGCATCTGTCTAATTCTTTCTGCAATATCTGCTTTACGTGAAAGGTGTGAGTATTCAACAATCAAGTCATCTGGTATTGGTACACCTGCACTTCTAAGTTCGATAGCTTCAGCAAACTGCATTTCATCAAAGTTGTCTCTAGCAGGAGCAGTACCAACAATTACATCATAGTCACCTAAAGTTAAGTCATTAATGATCTCACCTGCTGGTGTCATTTGGTTAACTCTTAGTTTCTTTCTTGGTTTATACGGATCAGACTCATCAGTTATTTGTATTACTCTTTCTTCTGTGTAGTAAGTCTGAATCATTTGTAGTATTTTTTCTGCTAGGTATTGTCTAGTTTTTGCTAAGTTATCTAATGGTACTTGTAGCATTAAAGAACCTCTGTTCTCTAAAGATTTGATAGCAACTCCAGATAACTCTGGGCTAGTTTGCCCTAACATAGCATCGCCTATACCACTAATTTGTTTTATATTCATGGCCGCTTTTTGGCCTATTCTGTCTAATCCTGTAGGTATTTGGTTAGCTTGTATCTTAGTAGGGGGTGTAGAGCCACGATTAAACTCTAAGACTAAACCAGTTTCCGCACCATGTTCTTCTAAATCATCTGCTGTCATACCGGATAGAGACCCTGACTCTACAACCCAACCGCTGTTTGCAGTTGTATTTACTATGTGTAGTTCTTGTGAGGATATCTTGTTGAGTTGTTCTTGGGG